TGCAACTCTTTCAGATATAATTATTTCAGGCGAAGAGGAAGAACTGGATGAGGAACTTCGAACTAGAATTCAGCAATACTTGATCGACCCAACTCAGGATGGAAATGTAGCGCAGTATAAAATATGGGCTTTAGAATATGAGGGGATTGGTACAGCGAAGGTATTTCCTCTTTGGAATGGAGGAAATACTGTTAAAATAGCAATAACCAATAGAGCATATCTTCCAGCAGAAGCTGCATTGGTAAATAAATTTCAAGAATACATAGATCCAAATTCAGAAGGGTTAGGAAACGGTGTTGCTCCAATAGGAAGCAAGGTTACAGTTACTGGCGGTACGGCGAAACCCATTAATATATCTGCGAATGTAATATTGACAGAAGGATATCAGGAACCCGAAGGAGCAGAGAATGCGATATCTAATTACTTGGCATCCATCGTTTATGCAAAAAACAGCGTGAGTTATATGCGGATCGGAAGTGTATTACTTGATTGTCCAAGTATAAAAGATCTTACAGGACTTACTGTAAATGGAACTTCTCAAGATGTGATTTTGTCTGGAGATGAAATACCCATATTAAATGGATTTATCCTAACGGTGGTAGCTGCATGATAAATTATATTAAATACACATTGGACGGCAAAAGCTACAGTTTAATTGATAATGGTGATGGAACCTGGAGTAAGGAGACGAATGCGCCAAATGTTGCAGGTAATTATTCACTTATATTTGAAATTAGTGAAGATGGGGTAGTATCGTATGTTGATAGTACAGACATTAGATATATGGTATACCTGACAGTCATTGAGAACATTGAACGCAAAGTATCTCTAAAGGACTATATTCCGGAATTTTTACAGGACATTTTGGAATTTAGTGTGATTTATGATATAGAAGATCCAATTATGGATAAGCTTTACTCTAATTTGGAAAAAGTAAGAAACGATATGTTTATCACCAGTGCATCAAATGATGCAATTTCCAGATTGGAGAAATTTCTAAACATAAAAGGTCAGGGCACTTTGGAGCAGAGAAAAAGTTATTTGATTTCACTTTTGCAAAAAGGAAAGAAATTAAATGAGGACAAAATAAAGAAATTAACAAATACCATAACAGGGTCGGATTGTATTGTCACATTTTATGGAGCCTCGGAGTTGAATAATCCAGAACAGGGGCATGGACTGATTAATGTCCAAGTACTAAGTCCGGATAACAATAAAGACTATAGATATGAAGACATAACCAGAACTTTAAGAAATCTGGTACCGGGTCATATTAAGCTTCTTGTTATAAAATACTATTCCACGTGGTCCGATGTAATAGAAAACTATGATAATTGGTCAGCAATTCGTGTTGCAGGGAACTGGCGCGTTATTAAAGACTACATTCCACCTCAATAGGAGGTAGACAGATGGCAGACCTACGAATTGATAATATTAAAATAAACCCGCATCAGGACTGGGGAGATATTGCTAAATTTACCAATTGGAGAAACGTTCAAAGCAGTAGTTTACATTGGAATAATTTAAATCAAATATCCAGAGTAAATCAGCCAATAGTTATACAGGTTGAAGTAATTATAAGTTCTTGGGAACGAATTAAGGAAAGCTTTACGGACTGGGAATTAGTAAAAGAAGAGAACTTAACTTGGGTAGCCTTAAAAATATGGTAGAAAGGAGATGAGCATATGGCAATTAACACAGTTAGAGTACAGATTAATGGGACTTGGACAAATCTAACCAAGAATGCAACTACAGGCAAGTATGAAGGGACGATAGCGGCACCCGGAGTGACTAGTTATAACGTTAATGCGGGGCACTATTATCCGGTTACAACAGAAGCAACTGATTTGGCTGGAAATGTAGTAACGGTTAATGATACTCATGCTACTTTAGGGACCAATTTAAAGCTGGTAGTGAAAGAAGCAGCAATACCGGTAATAACATTTACAGCTCCCGCAAGTGGGGCATACTTATCCAACAATACTCCATCCATTTCGTTTCAGCTTAGAGACGAAGCAAATGGTTCGGGAATTAAAATAAGCTCCCTTACCATTAAAGTGGATGGGGGTACAGCTTTAACCAATACAAGTCCTGGAGTTAACATAACTACGGCTACCAATGGTTATGATGTTACCTATTTGCCGCAGACTGCACTAACAGACGGAGCGCACACAATAGCAATTAATGTAGTAGATAATGATGGCAACTCCACGACAACTACAAGTAGAAGCTTCTACGTGGATACGGTGCCTCCAACATTATCAGTAACAACACCATCAAGTGCAACAACTTATCAAAATCTGGCTTCATTAACCATAGTCGGAGTAACCAATGATGCAACAAGCAGTTCTGTTACAGTGACAGTAAAGCTAAATTCAGGAACGGCCACGGCGGTAACAGTGGATGCTAATGGTAATTTCACAAAGGCATTAACATTGGTTGAAGGTACGAATACTATCATTGTGACAGCTATTGATCTTGCAGGAAAGGCAAGCTCTATAACGAGAACTGTAATTTTAGATACTGTGGCTCCAGTAATTAATAGCATAACAATAGCTCCAAATCCGGTGAATGTGGGACAGAGCTATATAATAACAGTCGATGTAACGGATTAAAGGGGAATATAATGTGAAGCAAAAGAATATTACTCACATCTTAATAGTACTTGTGGCGTACTTATATTAATTAACACAAAAAGTATGATATAAATATTGGTTAATATATAAATTTGCTTGTAACGTAAGAGTATAGGCAAAAAGAAAGGCATGGTTATTTATATGAAAACTACAAATAATTTAGGATTAAAGAAAATTGAATTGTCAGACAGCCCTCCAGACATAACTATCCAGGACACCAATTGGGACTTAATTGACAAGCATTTATACAGTGCAGTTAATTATCAGAAAGCAGGTGGAACAGGTACTACAATTACATTAAATGAAGTTACATTAACGGATGGATTTAGCAAAACTTTTATTGTAACTACGGCTAATGCTGGAGCTGCAACGACTATCAATGGAAAATCGCTCTACAAGCCAGGAGGTATATTGGCACCTAATTTAATAGCAGGGAAAGCAGTCACTGTCTGGTATAGTTCCACAGGTGACTGTTTTTTTATCAAGGCTAGTGCGGAGGGTGATGCGGTTGCTGCAAACGTGCTAGCAGGTAAAAAGTATAGCAACGATAACGATACGGGAATTACAGGAACAATGGCAAATAACGGAGCAGTTACATTAACACCAGGAACTGCTGATCAGTTTATTACTGCTGGTTACCATAATGGTAGTGGTAAGGTAGTAGGTGATGCCGATTTAATTAGTGCAAATATAAAAGCTGGGGTAGATATCTTTGGAGTTTCTGGGAAAGCAACTGTGGTAGATACGGCAGATGCAAATGCGGTAGCAGGAAATATGCTTAGCGGTAAAACAGGATATGTAAACGGTGCGAAGGTAACGGGTACTATTGCTAGTAAAGCGGCGGCAACAATCACACCAGGTAAAACAGATCAGATAATAGCAGCCGGTCAATTTTTAAGTGGTGCACAGACAATTAAGGGAGATGCTAACCTTGTGGCAGCTAATATTGCAAAAGGCAAAGCAATTTTTAATGTTGATGGGACACTGGATAATAGATTAATCAATTTCCCTTTATCAATTCAGGATGCTGAACCCACGCCAATAAGAGCTGGTCATATATGGGTTAAGTCGGATACACTTGCAAGCCAGATAACAAAGGTGAAAATACTTGAAGCTATAAATGCTGGGGAAACAGATGGCACACTTATGTTGGTAGTGGGAGATTTATATTATCACAGTTTTTCATTTAGTAACACAATAGATTTAATCAACGGAGATTCAAAACAGATTAGTATTGCAGACACAGTAGCATCCTCATCTTCATGGGAGATTATAAATAAAACTGGTAATAGTGTGGCAAGTTTAAAAATTAATAATCCATTTATATATAGCAAAGTAGGAGGAGTAATTGATGTAGAAACTAGCTACATATGGAATGGAACTGTGTGGCTACCTATATTCAATAAAGGCACCTATTTTATGCACTATACCTCTGGTGGAGGTAAAATATACAATTATAACAGTTCAAATGAATTTACAAGTATCGGAACGGGTACTGGATCTGTCTATAGATACCATAAAGGTCAGGGGAACTACCTAGTATCAGGTAGTAATGTTTATGTCATGCAAGGTCAATTCCCAGTAAAAATCACAACTTTGCCTACCTCCGTAACTTATGCTAGTAAAGTGTATAAGCCAATGATACAAAGAAGTATGAAGCCGACTTATTATGAATTTGCAGATAATGGACAAACCTTATATATGTTAATGTATAATTGGTCTAGCGGTTATAATGAAATTTGGTCAGTGTTTAAGTTTACACTTGTAGATGGAGTATTCCAATTTGTGGATGTTATCATGCCTATACAGAACATTGGCGGTACAAGTGAATATGACAGTGGTTATATAAAAATGAACCCATCACGAACAGTTATGATAATATATGTTGCGAATGGAATAATCAAGGTATTATTTAATAACGGAGACTCATGGGTAGCAGGAAAATTTGACGGAACTAGTAGTCCTACTTACAATTACCTTTCTGCGTTGTTTGATTGGAGTAGTGACACAAGATTTATGGGGTATTCAACCAATACTAGCTCTTCTCCATATTTTCAAGTAATTTCGTATACTATTGACTATATTAATATGAATATTATTTCTGCATCTGCGTACAGTAGTTATACCACACTAGCTGAGTCCACTGTGGCATGGATGAATGTTGGAGAAGGATTATTCATAGCCAGAACTAAGCCAACCAGTGGAACTTCATGGAATATATTTGATTTCAATGCCACCAACATCATCAAAACATTATCCGCAAGCACGCTGATAACTTACACCTCTGATTACCTTGATTATTCAGCTTTTAACTCGGATGGTCGGTTATGTGCTATTACTAGGAGGTATAGCTCTGGTAGCACATATTATGCTACCACAATGATTTATACAGTTTCATATATTGGTAATACAGTAACTTTAATAAAAATAACAGAATTAGATTATGTTTCTAACAGTAGTTTACTTTATAGTTATCCAGTAGTATTTGTGTCCTAAAGGAGGTTAAATTTAAATGCACTACTATAGATATAATGATAAGTATGAGTTAATAGAGAAAAGCGAGCTTCCTCTCACTGGGAAAAATATTGTTAATAGTGAGGAGGACATAGACATTCAGCTTTTCCGAGTAATAGTAGGATATATTAATGATGAAAAAGAAATGTTACTTAATACTAAGTTCGTTAAAGGTACCGAAGTAATATCCAGGAGGCTGATAGAGATAGTTCAACAGCAAGTAGAATTAGAACTTGAAACAGATTTTAGGTTATCTATGCTAGAGCTTGGGTTAGCATAAGAAAGGAGAATAAAACCATGAATACATACGAAAACATAAAAAAGGTAATTAACATTGGCAAGAAAACCAGTGAAGAACTACTATCTATGTGCGACATTTTTTTAATGAACAATCGCATTACATCAGATCAATTCACCGAATTAGTCAACTTAATCAATGCCTAACCGCATCCGTCAGGATGCTAATTTTATACCCAAATCCAAGGAGCCCTTTTGGGCTCCTTTTATAATATTCATCATATAAGAAAGGCTGGTTCACCATGAATGAGTGAAGGAGTATTAATTGCAATAATCACATTAGCTGGCAGCGGAATTGGCTCCCTTTGCGGAATTATTGTATCCAGCAGGCTTACGACCTATCGACTGGAGCAACTGGAAAAGAAGGTCGACAAGCATAATACTGTGATTGAACGGACCTACGCAGTGGAGCAAAAATTAGCTGTACAGGACGAACAAATAAAAGTAGCGAATAACCGGATCGAAGATTTAGAAAAGGAAAAGGTGAGTTAAATGAATTACAACGAAATTTTAATGACAATCATAACGTCGGTAGTGATACCATCGATTATTATATTAGGCAAGGTAGTTTGTAAAGAGATTGAAGAAAATATTAAGGATAAACAAGTGCAAAAATATTTGCTGATAGCAACGGGATGCATTGCCGATGCCGTAGTTGATACTGCGCAGACCTTTGTTGACAAGGTACCAGATGAGGATTGGAATGCAGAGACAAAGCAGGAAGCCTTTGCGCTAGCTAAGGAAAAAGCGCTTCAGCACCTTGGACTTACAGGAAAATTACTTTTGGAAGAAATCTTGGGGGATTTTGATGGGTGGATCAATACGAAAATTGAAGCCGAGGTTAAGAGATTGGCGGTGAAATAGATGTCTAAATTAACAGGAGTGGAACTGGCAGAACATTGCAAATCCAAATTGGGAACGC